TTGGTCACTTATCGTGGTAGTGCTGGCGGTCATCCTGATGTTCTTCATCGTCATGCCAATCTTGGCTTTTATGTACTACGACATGTATTACGCAACGCAGGCGGCGGTGCATGAGGTAAGAAAGATGCGAGAGTTGCGTAAAGAGATTCAGATTGAACGGATGTATGGACAATAAGGAGCGGTGATGCTGACACTTATCTCTACCATCGGCGGCTACATAGTCGCCCTTTTTCCAAGAATGTTTGACATGTTGCAGGATCGTGCGGACAAGAAGCACGAGCTAGACATCCTGCAAATGCAGATGCGGCAGCAGTTGGCGCTGTCAGAACGTGGGTATTCTCCGTCAGACAAGACCGAGGAAGTCCGCGAGAACGACGAGCAGGATCATCAGCAGTACATGGCCCAGATCGGCGCCATCTACAACAATCAGGAGAAGCTGCTGGAGTCTTCTTCCCAGTGGGTCAAAGACATGACAGCGGCTACCCGCCCGTTCGTTACCTTCATCTTTGTGTTTGAGCTGGTGCTAATCAATCTGCTAACCATGCTGTGGATCTTCATACACGGCGACAAGGTGACATCGATTGGTGAGCTGATCCAGATCATGGAGATCGTGTTCGACGCTGACGAGATGGCGCTCTTGGGTACGATCATCGCTATGTGGTTTGGTTCTCGCGGTAACAGTAAGGCTGGCAAATGAAACTGCCAGTTGCCACAATTGCAATGATCAAGCATCACGAGGGGGTGCGGTACAAGCCATACAAGTGTCCGGCAAAACTCTGGACGATTGGCGTGGGGCATGTGTTGTACCCTGAGCAGGGCAAGATGCCGATAGATCAACGTGACAAGTTTGCTTTGAAACCGGAGGATTCCCGTGTATTTAGCAAAGAGGAAGTTGATAAGATCCTTGAGAAAGACCTACAGCGTTTTGTCGCTGGTGTTCTTCGTTACTGCCCTGACAATCTTAACGAAAATCGCCTGGGAGCGCTGGTCAGCTTTGCATTCAATGTTGGGCTAGGAACGCTCCAAAGATCGACTCTGCGGCAAAAGCATAATCGTGGAGACTTTGAGGGCGCAAAGCAGGAGTTTCTGAAGTTTACTAAAGCTGGCGGCAAGGTTTTGCCAGGCCTAGTGAAGCGTCGGAACGATGAGATAGCGCTGTATTTTGCGGAGCCGAAATGAATCCTTGGCTGATACTTGGCGCTGTTCTTGCCATTGGCGCGGCAGCAGTAGGGGGATATCATACGGGTAAGGAAAGCGGCATGGCAGAAGTGCAGCAGGCGTGGGACAAAGAGAAGACCGCGCAGTATGCTCAGTACGCTAAGGCTATGGAAGAATCTGTTGAGATACAGCAGCAGCTCCAGATGGGCGCGGACAAGTTGAGACAGGAGAAGGATCGTGAGATTCGGGATATTACTGCTAGGAATACCGCTCTTGCTAACAGCCTGCGCGACCGCCAAAGTCGCCCCGCCACCCCTACCAGTTCCGTGTCCGGTTCCGCCAGCGCTGGACAAAGTGCCTGTACCGGAAAGCAGCTTTACCGAGAGGATGGCGAATTTCTTGTCGGGGTCGCTAGAGAAGCTGACGAACTCCGGATCGCCCTCAAACAATGCTACGCCCAGTACGACGCAGCAAGACAAACGGTGAAATAAATGCCACTACAGCAGCTACAGTTTAGGCCGGGGGTAAACAGGGAAGGCACGACGCTCGCCAACGAAGGAGGTTGGTTTGAGTGCAATAAAGTTCGCTTTCGTTCTGGCTATCCTGAAAAAATTGGTGGTTGGACGCCAATCAGCAGCAATACTTACGATGGCATAGCCAGAGCGTTAATCAATTGGGTAACGCTTAGGGGCTATAACTTACTTGGCGTTGGAACCAATAGTAAGTATTACATTGAGAATGGCGGTGCTTACAATGATGTAACACCGTTTCGTGTGTTTGCAGTAACCAGCACCGACGCCAACATATTTTCTACAACAAACACTTCTAATGCTGTTACGGTTTCAATTACCAATCACAATCTTGTTAGTGGGGATGTTGTTTATTTTGAAAACTCTAGCACAGTAGATGGTATACCTGCGGCACAGTTAAATACGCGGCATTTGGTAACTTCTGTTACTAATGCAAACGCATTTGTCGTAACTGTTACATCATCTGCAAACAATACAACAACTGGTGGTGGCAATGTCACGTACAGTTTGTATCCATTCCAGCAGCGCTTAATAGATCCATTCACCACCACAAATGGCTCTGACATTGTAACGATCACAAATGTTAATCATGGCGCAATTACTGGAGACACGGTATTTTTCTCTGGCGCTAGTCCGGTTGGTGGTTTGACTATTAATGGCGGATATGAAATCACGTATGTTGATTCCAACACGTACACGATTGACACAGATTCTCCTGCAACGTCTAGCGCTACTGGCGGCGGCACTGTTATTGCAGAGTACGAATTAAATATTGGATTGGATGTTTACACAACAGCTACAGGTTGGAGTGCTGGTCGTTGGGGTGGATTTGTATTAAGCGCAGCAGTAGACCAGTTAAACAGTTCAATTAATGCTTCTACTACGACAATTACAGTTGACTCTACAACTGGATTTTCGTCAGCTGGGTTGCTGTTAATTGAGCAAGAATTAATTACTTACACAGGAATTACATCAACCACATTTACAGGCTGTACGCGCGGCGTCCAAGGAACAGCAGCAGCATCGCACAATGACAATACAATTGTTTACGATGCAAATACATTTAATGGGTGGGGTGAGTCTGCAAGTGAGGCAATTGGAACTCAGCTGCGTCTGTGGAGCCAAGCTAATTACGGAGAGTATTTAATTATTAATCCCCGTAATGGCGCGTTATATATGTGGATTCCTGTTTATGGCGGGAATAATGAGCTTACAAGCTTAGGCACACACGCTAAATTACTTTCTCCTAATAGTCCTGGTTTGTACGAGGTAGATGACAATTGTCCTGTAGTATCAACACAAGTTATGGTGTCGGACGCCTCTCGATTTGTCATATCGTTTGGATGTAACGATTACGGATCGACTGTTCAAAATCCGTTATTAGTTCGCTGGTCTGACCAAGAAAACTATGCGCTGTGGACGCCGGCTATTACCAATCAAGCTGGCAGTTTTCAATTAAGTAGCGGTTCGTATTTTGTCACGGCAGTTCAAACACGCCAAGAAATATTGGTGTTAACGGACGCTTCTGTTTGGTCTATGCAATATGTTGGTCCTCCGTATTTCTGGAGCTTCAACATTCTTTCTCATAATATTTCTATCGTTGCGCCCAACGCTATAGCTGCGGCCAACAATATTGTGTATTGGATGGGAAGAGACAAGTTTTACATTTATACCGGGCGAGTGGAAACATTACCATGTTCGTTGCGTCAGTATGTATTTGGCGACATCAACATGAGCCAAAGCTTCCAATTCTTTGCTGGCAGCAATGAAGCCTACAGCGAGATCTGGTGGTTTTATTGTTCTGCAAATTCAACTGTTGTTGACCGTTACGTTATATACAATTATTTGGACAAGGTGTGGTACTACGGTACGTTAGATCGTAGTGCGTGGTTGGATTCGCCATTGCGTGAATATCCGATGGGCGCAACATACAATCATTCGATTGTGTTTCACGAAAATGGCGCTGACAACATAGAACTTACGGGCGAGATAAATCCGATTGAGGCATATATCCAGTCCTCAGACTTTGATATTGGTGATGGCCATAACTTTGGTTTTGTGTGGCGCATCATTCCTGATATCACGTTTGATGGATCTACAACGCCGGCGCCAAACAAGCCAGAGGTTACGTTTACCGTGCGTCCAAGACAGAACCCTGGTGCAGCTTATGGTAGTGGGGCGACGCCGATAGTGGCATCAGAACAGTCGTATGCAAACCAAAAGAACTACACAGTCCAAGAATTTACGGAAATTGTGTACACGCGAGTGCGCGGACGGCAGATGGCATTTAAGATCAGCTCTAATACTGTCGGCACACAATGGCAGTTAGGTGTTCCAAGAATTGATACAAGGCCTGACGGCAGACGTTGACTTATGAGCCGATTCTAGCTAATGGCAAATCTACCAAACAGACTAATACCGCTAAAATCTCCGGCTTTGCCGCTGGGGCCTACAGAGTATTCACGCCAGTATCAAGACCAGCTTAACAGCATTCTTCGGCTGTACTTTTCTACTATAGACAATCAAAGCCAAGCATTACTGTCTAACGTTGGTGGGCGTTTTTTGGCTATGCCGCACGGGTCTTTTTATGACACAGAAACGCAGAGCGATGGTATCAACACGCCCAACGCCGTCCAACTAAACAGTACGTTTGTTAACGAAACAATAGGCTTTTCCATAGAGAACAACGCTAACGGCAATCCAACAAGGGTTGTCTCTGAGTATTCCGGTATTTACAACTATCAATTTAGTTTACAGCTTGAAAACCAAGACAACTCACAACATGAAGTTGCAATTTGGGTAAGAATTAATGATGAAGATGTAGACAGCACGTCTACCTTAG